CTTATACTGTATTTATCGAAAGAAAAAACTTCACATTACGATTTTAATAATCGTACAGAAATCACAAATTTTTATTTAAAATGGCAAACAAAGATTTATTCAAGCAAGCTATTGCTGAAGCTAAATCTGTAAGAGAAGCCGCTATTGCTAACGCTAAAGAAGCTTTAGAAGAGACTTTAACTCCTCATTTAAAAGATATGTTAGCTGCTAAACTTCAAGAGATGGAAGAAAAAGACATCGAAGAAGAAGTAGTAAACGAAGAAGAGGTAGAAGAAGGAATGGATAAAGACAAAAAAGACGAAGCAATCGAAGAAACTTTTACAGAAGAGGAAGAAGTAGAAGATGCTGAAGAAGCTGACATTGATTCAGAAGAATCTGAAGAGGAGGCTGAAGAAGAAGATATTGAGGTAAAGGACATGGAAGTGGACGACCTTAAAGATCTTATCCGTGATATCATCGCTCAGGAAATGGGAGCTGGAGAAGCAGAAGAAGAACTTCCTGCTGACGAGTTACCTGCTGACGATATGGTAGGAGCAGAAGACGAAGAAGAAATCGACTTAGATGAACTTCTAAGAGAGATTACTGAAATGTCTGACGACAAAGAAGACGCTATGGAAGAACGTTACAATTCTCAAGGAGAGTATGAATACGAACCTGAAGATATGGACGAAGCCGACGAAGTAAAATCAGGATATGGTGTAGGTACTATAGGAAAAAATAATCCTGTAGTAGATTTTATCAACAAGGTAGCTGCTAAAGGCGGTGAGCTTGGTGCTGAAGCTATGGAAATACTACGTCAAGGTGGTAAATCTGCCGGTATCGCAATGCGAAGCGAGCAAGAAATTGCTGAAGAAGCTGCTGAAATGAAAGAGGCTTTAGCTACTATTGAGGAGCTTAAAGGCCAACTTCAAGAAGTAAATCTTCTAAACGCTAAGTTACTTTATGTAAATAAAGTATTCAAGGCAAACAATTTAACTGAATCTCAAAAAGTAAGCGTTATTGCTGCATTCGACAAAGCTGAGACAGTTAAAGAAGCAAAACTAGTATTCGAAACAGTATCAGAGAACGTAGTTGGAAAAACTACTAAATCTAGTATTAAGGAATCTAAGTTAGGTATGGCTAGCAAAGCTACTGGAACAACCGCTTCTAAACCAGAAGTAATTTCAGAAGTAAGCGATGCTGTAAAAAGAATGCAAAAATTAGCTGGAATTATTAAATAAATTTAAAACCCGATTTTTAATCATGGAAATTAATCAATTATTAGAAGGGTCTCAAAGTAACTTCAAAAACTTGCAAGCTGATGCTGCACGTTTAGCAGACAAATGGACTCAATCTGGTCTCTTAGAAGGATATACTAACGAGATCGAAAAAAACAACATGGCTATGATCTTGGAAAACCAAGCCAAGCAAATCGTAGCTGAACAATCAAGCACTAACACTACTGGTGGAGCTTTCGCAGGTGGTCCTGGTGAGCAGTGGGCAGGTGTTGCTTTACCATTAGTACGTAAAGTATTCGCTCAAATCGCTGCTAAAGATTTCGTATCTGTACAACCAATGAACTTGCCTTCAGGTCTAGTATTCTATTTGGACTTCAAATACGGTTCTGCTGTTAACGGTAGAGCTGTAGGAGACAATATGTACGGTAACGTATCTACTGCCAACGATAAGATGGATGTTAACGAAGACGTAAGTGGAGGTCTTTACGGAGCTGGTCAGTTTGGATATTCAATTAACTCCGGGGCTGTAGATCTTGCTACTGACAACGCTCTAAAAGGCGATGCAAACTCAGGATCTATTGGATTCAATGACGAATTAACCGTAGCAGATTTCTATACATTTACTGTTGACTTTACAGGATTTGAGTTTGACGCAGAAGGTGTAAGAGCTTTCCGCCTCCTTTCTGGATCAGACGATATCACAACTAACCCTGAATTTACTACTGTTTCTGGAAACAGTGTAACTTTCGTAGTAGATACTACTGCTACAGCAGCAGCAAATGTTGTAGATGGAAACATTACTGTAGGATCTGTGATATACCACAAACAACCAGCTGCTAACAGTAGAGGTGATTTTGAAGATAGAACTGATGCACCAATCAGTATTCCTGAAATCAATGTAGAGCTTGCTTCTGAAGCTATCGTGGCTAAAACTCGTACGTTGAAAGCACAATGGACTCCAGAATTCGCGCCAGACTTGAACGCTTACCACAGGAGTGATGCTGAGGCTGAGGTG